GCATGCGCTGGCATGCCATCGAATGCGTCAAGGTTCTCGGCCAAGAGCTTTCCAAGCGCATGCGCAAGCCGATGGAATCCGGGCGATCTGGGCTTTGTGAAATCGGCAAACACCAGATCACCAACCTTATAGCCTCGCTCCCGCAATTCCTCGGCAACCGAACCAGAGGCGGGACTGAACCCGCCCTTGATTACACGCAGCGCGAACTTCTTTCGACTCATTCCTATATCCTATACCAACGCAATCTGGTCGCCAGAAGCGGCCTTTTCAAACCTCTTATCTGCCAGAGAAAGATTGATCTTTGCTTGCTTGAAGTACGAATCCTTAAGCTCAATTCCAATGGCCTTACGACCCATCGAAACAGGGCTATAAACCTCCGAACCGACTCCCATGAATGGCGTCAAAACGGTTTCTCCTGGATTGCTGTATAGCTCTACAATTCGATCAATTACATCGAGTTGAAGCGGGTGGACATGCTTTTCATCGTCTTCCTCTTTCGAGTCTCGGAAAGGGAGAACATTATCAATTCGGATGTCATCCCAAACGCTAGATGCATATCGCTGCCAGATATAATGCGAGAGCTTGTTGCTTTTTGGGTCTTTGTGGTCGTGAAACTTGCTATTCAAATGCGCCCACAATTCATCTGCGGTAAGATTCGATTCGTTGGCATTGTTCCACGCCTGTAAAATGTTCGGGAGAATCGGTGTCTCTCCAGCGTAGTGAGTCAACCCATGCGGATGCGTCACCGGAACTGCGTTATCTCCTTTTTTTGTGAGGATCAGCACGTAATCCGGCATTGCGGTGAAGCATTGCGTCGAATCTTCAACGATTAATTTGTGCATCAGGCTCTTGACCATCGTGCGCATACGAACCTTCAACGGTTCTTTCCAGATTGTGATTCTGTTGCGATATTGGAAACCGTACTTCTCGTGCATGCGGATGATCTCATGCGGGAAATCCCACAACCTGCATGCATTGTCGAATACATCAGTACAATGCACGGCTGTGATTCTGCCTGGCTTCGTCACCCTCGCAATCTCAGCAATCAGATATTCGTATTGCTCAAGGAATTGCTCTTTGCTTTCGCAGTTGGAAAAGTCTCTCTCACTGCTGGAATAATTATACAGCCCGGCGAACGGAGGAGAATAAACCGACAAATCGATTGACTCGTCTGGCAATGCTGGCAATAACTCCATGCAATCCGAATTGTAGATTGCATAATTCTCGGTGATGATCTGATCTTTAGTTTTCATTTCATAAACTCCGGTAGCTTGATTGATTTGTTGAACTCTTTGACGGCCATTGAGAAATCCTCGTTCGCATGACGAACCAGATTTTCGTGAAGCTCGATTGCCTTCTGTGTTTTCTGCTGTAGCGCCTCAATGACGCGCTCTTGCCCCTCTGAAATAACCATATCACAGGTTACTTCTCTTTTTTGTCCGAACCTCCAAAACCTCCTGATAGCCTGATAGTATTGCTCGTAACTCCATGTAGGGAAAAATGTCGTATGGTTGCAGTGCTGCCAGTTAAGGCCCATGGATGTCATCTTTGCCTTGGTTATTAGTCGCGCGATGTTTCCGTGTGCAAAGTCGGCCAGGATGTCTTCCTTTCGGTCAATTGTCATACTGCCGATAATCTCAACTGCATCGCCATCCATTTCACTCAGCAATGCGCTTTCGTCATTCAGATTGCACCAGTAAACAGACGTTTTACCTGACGCCAAATCAACGGCCTTTTCGCACCGTTCCTTGACCGTGCTTTTCTGCTCATCCCTAACCTCAGTCATTGTCTTGGCTGGAATCGCAAACAATGCCCCCTGACCGCTAGATGACCAGCAATCTTCGTTCTTCACCACATGGTTTACCACATTCAGTTGAGGCAATTCATACCCATCATCACTGAACCCGAGATCTGATGGTCGCTTAATCATGATAGACCACTGATTTACCCATGCGAAAAAATCGCGCTCGGCGTGTGGTTTCAAATAGAACTTCTCGCCGATGTTTCGATTATTCGAGTCCACGCTGTTCTGGTTGTTCTTGAAAAACTTGGTAAGCATGTCCATATAGCCGAGATACCCTAGAGCCTCAGAGCTATTGCCAAGCTCCGTGAAGTCATTGGGTGATGGGGTTGCGCTGGCCAAGAACCGATATGGAACCTTTTTGATGAATGCCACAACCTCATCCCTGATTTTTCCGGCAAAGTTTTTCAGAATGCTAGATTCATCCAAAATGACGCACTCAAAATCTGACGGATTCAAAAGATGAAGCCGCTCATAGTTGCATACGACGACCTTCTTTTTCAAATCTCCTGACTTCGTGTGCGCGATGTCATCAATTCCTATTCGTTCAGCCTCCTCTAAAAACTGAAATGCCACCGCCAAAGGTGTCAAGATCAATACTCGCTTGTTTGTCTTCCTGATGATGTTTTCAGCGATAGACAGTTCGATAAGCGTCTTTCCCAATCCGGTATCAGCGAACACACCGATCCTACCCTTGCGAACCGCCTTTTCGATAATGTGACTCTGAAAATCAAAAGCGCAATCAGGCATCCAAACCGGATCGAAACCATAGCTATTCAGCGTGTGTCGCTTGCTATGGATAAATTCCGAATACTCCATCCACTAACTCCTTATGGTGATAATTCCCAACTCAATCGCCCGCTTTATCGTGCGATACATTGCGCGTCTCATATACCATTCCCGATGGTTCTCGAACTCGCAAACGTCGTCCTCATTCCAGCATGCCTGTCGCCGCCTGTCAACGGCGTCGTGACATGAGCTACAAGAATACGCCGCGCTGATGTCGTCCGACTTCTTCGCCATGCCGTGAGAATCGCTAGGAAGATGCGCCAGCACGGTTGTCGTCCTGTCGTGATTGCAGATACCTACAATCTGTAGAGTACACGCCTCGCCTCTTGCTGATTCGCGCAATGCTTTGCTTCTAATCTCCATTAGAATTCGCCCCTATCCAGGTCTGCAAACGACGCGCACATTGCACGCCATGCCATGCGAACAACTCCTACCTTTCCATTCCTGTTCTTGGCTACGATGATTTCAGCCAATCCTTCGTTCCCTTCTTTCTTCTCGTAAACCTCTTCGCGAAATGGGAAAATGATCTGATCGGCATCCTGCTCGATTGCTCCAGAATCACGAAGGTCAGACATCAATGGCCGCTTGTTCGCACGCTCCTCAACCTTACGGGAGAGCTGCGATAGCAAAACGACAGGGCACCCAAGCTCGCCCGCAAGAACCTTGAATGATCTGCTGGCCTCACCAATTGCCTGCACCCTGTTTTCACCATCAAGCCGCAGAAGCGTTAGGTAGTCTATGATGATGCATTGCATGTCTGGATGCGCTCGCTTGAATCTGCGAGCCTCTGCGCAAACAGATTGCACGTCACGGCTGGTCAGGTCGTTAACATAGATGTTTAGGTCGCGCAGCTTTTCAATTGCGCCATTCAGCTTCCTAAAATCTTCAATCGCCAGCTTGCCCTGCATCATCCTCTGCAGATCAACTCCTCCCTCGGCTGCCATAAAGCGCATTCCAAGCTCGCCTTTATCCATCTCCATGGAAACCATCAGCACAGGCCCACGCTCGGCAGCCTTGCGGGCGATACCAGATGCGAAAGCTGTTTTGCCCATTGACGGCCTTCCGGCAATCACGACAAGTCCTGTCTTTTTCATCCCACCAATCGCCTCGTCGAATGCTCGGAAGCCTGTCTGAATGAAATTTACGGCCTCGCCTTGCTGCGCTCTCTCAATATATCGATATGAGTCAGTCAGTATTTCGGATATGTGTGATGAATCCTTAGACCCTGGAACTCCATCTAGCGCACGGATTACGAAGTTCGACAATTCCCCAATGTTCGCATCGGCAGCCATGCTTGCGGCCTTGTTAAGCGCGATGGATAAACGACGCCGGTAGGCGGCATCCTTTACACGCTCCGCCTCTCTACCCATATGCACCATAGTCGGCGTTTCGTTGATGATGGCCGTTAGCTTATGCTCACCGAATCGCGATGCCATAACGGTCAAATCAATCTGCGAATGCTTGAGCATTTCGGCCCAAACCTCGCCGCAAAACCGATCGGCGAAATCAGCTGGCTTAACATCAACAAGCAAATGCCTATCGCCAGCCAGAAGTGCCGATCCAATCAATGCGCGTTCGTGGCTCATGTCAGCTCCTCATAGATACTATTGCTTTCATTCGATCCAGAACATAGCCCATGACTCCAATCAGCCTTGAACGATTGCCAGCCCCTTTCGCAACAGCACGCGAGAACATCAGACAATGAAGCTCCTGCCTTGTTCGCCTCCCTGATTATCCCATCTAGTGCAGTTGTGGTTAATGGTGCCCGCTTGGCTTTGCGAATAGCTAGGAAACTGTTCCAGATTTCTTCAGGCACATTGCCTGGCCGAACGGCCAAGGCGGATTTGCTGCCGATCTTTTCTGGCTTGACTTGACTTGGCTTGGCTTGACTTGGCTTGGTAGCACCATCCATAGTGCTTTGCTTAGCAGGTTGCTTAGCAGGTTTCTTAGCAGACGAAAAAGACCTTCCGTGCTTTGCTAAGTTGCCCTTGATATATGTTGGGCAATGATCGCTCCAATCATGGATAACAAGTCTGAATTCGTCAGACTCATCTATCCATCCTGTGGCTATTAAGGCATCGATAACGGCATCGTAATCACCATCCCATTCAATGCTTGCACAAATATCCTCATTCGAGAATTTTCCTATATCTCCGCATGGTGCGCTTGAAGCTGTGATTGCCCAAATGCTTTCCAGCAATCCAACTGTTTGCCATTGGGTAAGCCCAAGGCGCATTTTCAATTTTTTGAATTTGATAGTGTTTACAGTATTAGCTTTCATCGTAACTCCGCTTAGTTATTCCATCCTGGCTGGCTAGACCAGATGGGTTAGGCTTTGGCGGGGAAGTGAAGCGGCACTTCCTCGCTTTAATCCCGCCAAGGAACCAAAGCCACTCCACATTAACGAAGCACTAGGCGCTCGTCAATATTCGGTTTATTTTTGTTGTCGAAAATTTCCTTGCATTCACGAACAAGCGGAAGGCTTTTTGTATGCGAATAGCAGGCTTTCAGAAATACTTTCCTGACTTGTGCTGGTGTTGCATGTTTCATTGACTACTCCTTTTTCCTTATGTGGTGAGTTGCGATGTGGTGTTAGGGGGAGAAGCGATGAACGCTTTTTCCTCCCCCTGTCTTCTCACCACAAGAAGGCGTATCAGGAGAAACGCCTAGCCAATCTGGTAGATGTTCAATCGTTTGTCAACGTCGAATCAATCGACGGAGACTTTCAGAGATCGACACGCCTTCACGATAGCATCTCCGGTATCGTAGCGCACGCTGGTTCGCTGTCCGGAGCGCAGCTTTGAGATGATCGCCTTGTTCACTCCGGTGAACTTCGCTACCGCCTCCTGGCTGCCGAGCCTTTCAACAAGTCCGTCGATTCGTTTTTGCCATTCTGTCATGGTTTCTCCTTTGTTTTGTACTCTTACGGCTGGCCTATCCACCGCGCCTACCCGCTTGCCGAAACGTGTTGCCAAGCTACTTATAGGCCATGCGTAAAAGTGCTCCTGACCTTCTGCCTGTTAAGGCATCCCCGCAGGAGCTATCTGGATCGCTGCTTGCCGAAATCAAAACACGGCTCAGTATCAATCCTGTACTCAGGATTAGCAGCGATTGCGGTGGCCGGTACCGATAGATAATGCTCAATCCGACATGCCCTCAAAGGTTGGCTCGCTCGCGCCGATCCATCGCATCGAACGCTCAAACGCTAGTGCATCGGCCTGCACATTCACCGCCAGCCCAATCTAGGACTCTGTGTCAATTTGTCAATAGCCTGATGTTGACAAGGCGAATCAGTGCGCCTAGAGTGGCGTCATCCAATCACCACAGGGGGATATATGGCAAACATGACAAACGATCAGAAAGCCGACTTCATCGAATGGCTGCGTAATGATGATGATTTCCTTTACGAGCTGGTAGCCGCATTCACAATCGACACGATCAACACGCGAGAAATCGGACAAGAGCTTTACAGTGTCATGTCGGCATGTGAAAGCGCCTGGTTCGATGAATGTGATTCAGAACCTGGTGAGCGGCAATATTACGACAAGGAAACAGGAGGGTTGCTATGAACGAACAAGAAAAGAACTTGAAGCTGGCTGAATTGATTGGGTGGAAACCATCAGAGACAGGGTTTGGAAG